TGAAACATTATAAATATTTTGTTTTTATTTTTTTATTTAATTCATCTTTATTGCTAAAAGCGTAAAGAGATGCTTTACGACCGTGTGGAAATATTTCCCAGAAAGGTCCTTCAGTTCCTTTACATCCTTCTCTTGCAGGATATATCTCTAAGCAAAATTTATGTTTATTTATTGTTATTTGTTTTCTTGTTACTGCCATCTGTATCTCTCATCTTTTTAATTTCTAATTCACAATAATGAATTATCTTTTCTAAGTCTTGTATACCATTTTTATTTAAATATCTACACACGTACTTAATTACATTTCCTTGAAAAAATGAAAGATCATTCTTAGAAATAAATTCATAAGGTTGTATGTGAAAGTCTTTGTAGTGACTCCCACCTATCTGCTTATCTTGTGGAAACACATCTTTAAAGATGTCACTGTTTGTCATATTATTTCTTCTCCTATGTTATATTGATACTCATACCCTTGATTCATTATGTATAAGTTTTCTTTTGCTCTTGTCACACCAACAAAGAATAATCTATGTTCAGTGTCCTTATTTACCTGAGCTGCTTCGTAAATAATTCTTTCTAAATCTGTAAAGAGAACTACATTCTCTGCTTCTTCTCCTTTAACTGCATGTATTGTAGACAATTTTATTCTAGCAGGTTTACTTAGATCCTCGCCGCTCGCCACTAGTTCCTTGATATAATCGTATTGATAATCTTTAAATCGTAATGCATCCCAACCTCCAGATGTAAGGAGGCCATGTTCTAGTCTCAGTTCATCCATGTCAACCGAATCTACATTTGCTAGAGACTTGCCACTAGAGAAACCATACTTCACGTCGCCCTCTTCATACTTTAGATATTCATAAATGTTTCTTGCTTCTTCACCAGATATGCTCGCACCCCGGTTCAATCTTCGCCAATCATTGATTGCTTTTAGTGCATCACTGGGCAACAGATCATTATATTTACATTCAAACCTGTAACCGATTTCCTGGAATGTGGGCACCAGGTTTTTCATTTGTTCATTTGTTCTAGTTAAAATCATCCACTGTCCAGAATCAAAATATAAATCTTCTAGTTCTAAATTTTCAAAAACTCTACCTTCTGCTTTTCTAGGCTCCCATGTCTTAGTTCTTCTTTCATCTATATTATCTAAAATAGATAATGCCACTCTGTGCACTGCTCTTGGCACTCTTCGTGATTCTGTTTGGTGATCCGGTATCCCTTCAAGATTAATAAATGTTTTAGGGTCAGCCCCTTGAAACGCGTAGATAGCCTGATCGTCATCCCCTGCAATGTATGATCTTTTACAACAGGACTCGATGTAAAAAAACATTTCCCACTGCAAGGGATTCAGATCTTGAGCTTCATCGAGAAAAACAGCGTCGAGGGAGGGACATAGTTTTTTCTCAACAAACTTGGAAATCATGTCTGAAAATTCATACATGTTATAATCTTTTTTATAATCTAATATGTCTTGATTAATTTGTTCTAGTAAAGGTTCACTAATATAATCTATTAAATCTAATTCTATTGCCGCATCTTGTAAGTCAATCTTCTTACATCTTGAATATTCTATGACCTGCATGTATTGATTTCTGTATTCATTAAAACCATTCTCATGTTGTTTAGTTTCAAAATGTAAATCATTGTGACCATATTTATTTTTAAATGCATTCCAGTTCTTATCTTTTAGTAACTGAGTATTGGTATCAATACCCAATAACTTAGTTCCCATTGAGTGCATCGTACAAATCCAATCAAAATCAAATGTTGGATATTCTTTTTGTATCCTATCTCTTGCTTCATTTGCAGCTGCATTACTAAATGTAATGTAACAAATCTTGTTAGAATTTGTTTTGTGGTTAATCAATTCGTTATGTAAATGCTTATGTATCAAGGTATGTGTCTTTCCTGTACCTGGTGGTCCTGCTATTACTGTTCTCATTCAAATGCTGCCGGTTGTTTCTCTATTCTTCTTGGTATGTATTTCTCAACTTCTATCTTTTCTACAGTCCAAACTTTTACACTCTTCTCTTCTTTACCAACTGTAACTTTTACAACATCAGTCTTGGCACCAAACAATTGTTCTAGTAGTCTTATGGTTTTATTTTTAGGATATTTCTTTTCTGACCATGTTTTTTGTTTAATGACAAACGCCCAGAAGTCTTTAAATTTAAAATAACTAACACCGTTTTGTGTGTATGGTTTTCTTTTCAATACATCTTCCATAGACTTACCATCTCTACTGATAAAGGTTGTTAGTAATTCTTTTAGTTGTATATCTTTTTTAGTATCGTCTGGAGCTTCAATGGTATCCATGTTCTTCATTAAAGACGCTAATTGTTTTCTCCATACTAATTTAGCAACAGGAATCAAAGGCGTTCCTAGTTCTGTCATACATTCAATACTAAACTTTTCATGATCGTGTAATGTAGGTGCATCAACTTCAACAGTATCCTCATCTATATCAACAAAAAATATTGGTGGATCTGATTCGTATTTTCTGATTGCTGTAATTGCAGGCATTCTAACTTCACTGCCTTTTCCAAATTGTTTTGTATAACAAAGTCTTTCATCACAAAAATTACAAATAGGTTTGTCTTTACATCTAAAATCATAATCTTTTGCATCAACTTGTTTTTTAATTCTAATAACATCTGTCGCTTTCAATGGTGGTTTGATATATTTTTCTACATTGTAATCCTCTATTTTATCTTGCCATCCAATTGGATCTGATTTTTTTAAATACACACCAATATTAAATAAACCATTGTCACGACCTGATGCTGCAACATCTCCATTACCTTCTATGATAGGACCATTTTTAATTATAGTATTTAAACATGGTGGACCATCAGGAAAATCTTCTTTTGGTTTTTCTTCTGTCTTGTTAACTAATAAATTTTTTAATTGTAAATCTTCTAGTGCAATTAAATCATATGCTTTTATAAAACTATCTATTGTTAAAGAGTTACCATTATCATCGATTGCATACTTAACTGTTCTATCTCCACCATGATAAGGCATGTTTAAAAAACTACCAACATCTCCTCTGTCTGCCATGATCCTAGATTGTTTAGGAAATATTTCTGCTTTAGCATAACCTAGTGACGATGCCATCAGTTGTAATTTCTGTCTCATCAATGATGCAGGTACAAATTGTTTTACAAAACAATAGACGTGTGCACCACCAGATTTCGATCTAAATACAATTAGTGGTAATTTCTTTTCTTTTATTTTTTTAATTAATTTTAAATGATCAAATGGATAAGTATCAATATCAATTGCACCCCATTTACATTTGTTTTCTTCGTTGATAGGTATGATACCTAGTCCAGGTTCTTCACCTTTTAAATGCTTTTCCCATAACTCATCTGTTACAGGTTCTCTGATGGTTTTAGATCTAACTTCGTTTTTACCATCGTGTCTTATTTCATCAGTTTTTTTAGTGATACCATGAGCACTTTCTAAACCTTTAAATATATTTTTTAATCTTTCTAACACGTTCCCTCAAGTTATAATTAAATTGGGCGCCACAAACGTAGCGCCCAAATGTGGCTATTATCTGTTTTGTTTATCCATGCTATCATGGAAATCTTTAGCTCTTTGATAAAGATCAGCGTCTTCTACAGGTCCTTCAGACTCTACTGAAAAACCGTACCACTGATTACCCTTACCAGAGTTTAATACAGAACTTAGTTTGTAAGAATATGCAAATGATGCAGGTGTAAATGACCCTTGTTCATCTTTCATAGTCTGAGACATTTGAAGTGATTGCCATTTTCTTGCAACTTTGCCTTGAGATGCACTCATAGAAATTAGTGCGGTCTCTGCTTTTCCATCTTTACCAAGTATAATTACAAAGTTTTGATGTACAGTTAAAATGTAATTACCATTCTGTAATCTATCTTTACCACCATCTTTAGTAGTCTTAGATAAAATATCAGAGTCTGCAGGAAAGATTTGTTCTGGTCTACCTGAACCAGTACCAAATTCTGCCCACTCTTGGTATTCCATTTTATAGTAACAAGGAATTACGCTTATTCCTTCATCACCATCATACAGTTTTTTAGTCACTGTATTTAAAAACATTCCAGGTTCTGCACCTTCAACGTAATTTTGATTACGTTTCTGCGCTTCTCCTGAACCGTTTTGTAAAAGTTTTAAGATTGGTAATGCAAGAGATTCTTGTCTTACGTTCTCAAAACCTTTTGAGGCATCGTCTCTAAATAAAATAGTAGACGGTGTTTGTGCCTCTTTTTTAGTTGTTACATTGTTCATATGTTTAACTCCTTTTTATATTTGTACGGTTACCCACGTAAGTTTTAAAGCAATCAGGAAGTTCGATTCCAGACTCGTTACACTCCCTGACTACTCCTTTTAAGGTCTGAGGATGGACTCCCACTTTCTGGACAGGTTCGTATCCTTGACCTTTAGCAAGGACAGCATATTGTGCCGCCTTGTTATCTTCGCCACGACCAAAGGTAACGGTAATATCATTTTTTATGATATCACCTCGACCGTTTTCACGAAGCCATTTAAAAGCTGCATCTTGATCTACAATAGATGCACTATAAAAGTTGGAGACTTCGACTGTTTCTCCATCTTTCAGCTTTAATTTTTTAATATTCATTTCTTCCATCATTTGAGGAATTTCAAATTGTGAAAGTATGTTTGCTTTTTCTTTTAACTTTTTAACAGAATCTTCTGCGTTTGCAATTTCATCTTCTAAATCTTTTAACTGTTGAACTTTGTTTGCTAATTCATTTGGATTAGCAACTGTTTTCATTTGATCAACTTTATCTTCTCTAAAGTTCACACTGCCACTACCAGTAAATACTTTTATTTTTACATCACTCATAATATAACCTTTCTATTTCTTTCTAATATAATCCTATAACTACATAAGTCAAGAGGATTCTTTTTGATATAAATCAATTTCAATTGGATAATACTTTCTTTCTTGTTTGTCCCATTTTAATAATTTAAATTTTCCATTTGTAATATCAGAAACTATTGAACATGCAACTCCGATTATTGCGGGATCACCTGTAAGTAGTAAATAATCTTCAGGTGTATACTTGTCTAATAATTTTTTTAATTTAAAAACTAATGGACCCGAACTTAAAATAATTTGTGAGTTTTCTGGAAGTAAAACTTTTAGTTCACCAAATTCAGACGCGCCTATAATATTTATTTTAGGACGACCTTCTCTACTTCCAGGTACATCCTGGATTACATAAACTTTATTTTTCATAATTTCTTGACTTCTTGTATACTAAATGATAGAGGGTTTCAACAGAAAGAAGAAGATATTATGAATTATAAATTTAAAACAAAGCCGTTTGCGCATCAATTAAAAGCATTAGAAATGTCATGGGACAAATCTGTTTTTGCTTATTTTATGGAAATGGGTACCGGTAAATCTAAAGTATTAATTGATAATATATCAATGCTTTATAACAAGGGTAAAATAAATGGTGCTTTAATTATTGCACCAAAAGGTGTTTATAAAAATTGGTATGATGCAGAAATACCAAATCATATGCCAGATCATATAGAAAGAGATGTTGTGCTTTGGGAGTCTAACGGTGGTAAGAAAAAAGAAAAAGAATTAGAAAGTTTATTTAAAACTACAGAAGACCTACAGATATTAATTATGAATGTAGAAGCTTTGTCTACGAAAAAAGGTAAGCTATTTGCTTGGAAATTTCTATCTTGTCATAGAACTTTAATGGCTGTTGATGAGTCTACTACAATAAAAAATCCTAGTGCAATCAGAACAAAATCAATTGTCGAGTTAGGTGCAAAAGTAAAATACAAAAGAATATTAACAGGATCTCCTGTAACTAAATCACCTTTAGATTTGTTTGCTCAATGTTATTTTTTAGATCCGTGGTTACTCGATCAACAATCATATTATGCATTTAGAGTTCGTTATGCAAAGATGAGATCAATAAATGTATCTGGTCGTCAGGTACAGATTGTAGTTGGTTATAGAAATCTTGGAGAGTTATCAGAAAAACTAAAACCATTTTCTTACAGATGTTTAAAAGATGATTGTTTAGATTTGCCGGCTAAAACTTACATGAAAAGAATTATACAATTAACTGATGAACAAAAAAAATTATACAAACAAATGAAAGAGCAGGCTCTTGCACATTTAAATGGTAAAGTTACAACTACTGCAACTGTAATTACTCAAATGATGAGACTTCATCAAATCACTTGTGGCCATTTCAAAGCAGATGATGGCTCTGTTCAAGAAGTTAAATCAAATAGACTAGATCAGTTAATGCAAGTTCTTGATGAGATAGAAGGTAAAGCAGTTATCTGGGCTCACTACAGACATGATATTGCTTCTATAGTTGAGTCTATTAAAAAACAATACGGTGAAGAATCTGTTGTAACTTACTATGGTGATACTAGCACTGAAGATAGACAAAAAGCTATTAGAGAAATTCAAGACACAGAATCAGAAGTTAGATTTATTGTAGGTACACCACAAACAGGTGGTTATGGTATCACTCTTACCGGTGCATCGACAATGATTTATTATTCTAATGGTTATGATTTAGAAAAGAGACAACAATCAGAAGCTCGTATTGATCGTATTGGTCAAGAAAAACCTATGACTTACATTGATATTATTGCAGAAGATACTATCGATCAAAAGATTGTAAAAGCTTTACGTGATAAAGTTAATATTGCAACTGAAGTTATGGGTGAAGAATTAAAAGCTTGGATCTAAAGTTTTTCTAATAATACAATTATAATACCAGCCATACCTGACATCAAAGCACCTGCTGCCACTAATAATATTCTTTCAATTCTATTAATTTGATCTTGAAGTCCATGAATTTTATCATGTGTTTGTTTTTGCATGATACGACAAAGTTTTTCGTGTGATTCTATTCTTTGAAGTGCTTCGTCTTTTTTTGTCATTATACTATACTTGATAAGAACCCTTCACCACCTGTAAGTGATGCAAGTCCTTCTCTTCCTGGTGCAATGACCACTTGATTTGAATAAGGTTTTACATAATTAAAACCAGTGATAGGAACTGGATCTATTGTAGGATTAAGTTCTGGCAATAATAAAGCTTCTAAAATTCCAGAAGTATCTTGTCTATCATCGGGTTGTCTTAAAGCATTTTGACCTTGTGCTTCATTACCATATGCACCAACTTTACCAGACATTCTGTCTTCCATGTATTGTTCAAAATCTTCTAGTCCATATCCATAACCATATTTACCTGCAACATTTTCTACAAAGAAATCTTTATTTTTTTCAAAACCTGTTTTACCTATAAAACCACCAAGCATATTAATACCTAAGTTAAAAGGATTTGTTGGAGGTAATAATTTTCTATTAAGATCTTCGTAAGTTGTGTCTTTAAGTTTTTTTAATGTATCTTTATTTTTTAGTCTTTGCTGTTCTAAAGCCGGGCTTTCTGTAGCTCCTCCACTAAAATCAGTTCCTGTTGCTTTAGACAATTCTTTTACATCTGTAACAGTCCCTGTTTTTTGTTTTCCCCCTGCACCCATGGCAAGATCTCTTGCAGAAGGACCATCATTTCCACCACCTCCTCCAGTAGTATTACCTCCACCAAAACCACTATCGGAAGAAGTTTCTCCAGAATTACCAAAACCATCACTAGCATCACCCCAACCATTTAAACTTATAATACCTGAAGGACCTTTATTAACACTTCCTTTTAATGAACCATGTAAATCTGATTTAATCAGTAAATCTTTTTCTGCTT